CTAGCATCAGCTACAGCACCAACATACGGAAGAACATCAGGACTAATGAGAGGAACGCTTGCTAGAATGACAGTTGGGTCGTATCTTGATCAAATACCAGGCATAATAACATCGGTAAAGTACACATTAATGGATGGAGCACCGTGGGAAATAGCAATGGGACAACCAGAGGGAGTAGAAACAGATGTGCAAGTTCTTCCAATGGCAATGGAATGTACTGTTTCATTTAAACCAATTCATGATTTTGCACCACAAACAGGATTGTATCACTTTTTTACGAATTCTCATGAAGGAGTTAAGTTTTTTGAATCAGGACAAAACCAATAAGTAAATGGCAAACAGATATAGAGATATAGCAAGACTAAGAACTACAGATGGGATAGAATATATAGCAAATACTATCTATCCGGAAATCCCTTTATCTGACCAGGACTACTACGTAATCTCTACAGGAGGAGATAGGTATGACAATTTAGCACAACAGTTCTACAGTGACCACACCCTATGGTGGATTATAGCAGCAGCCAACAACTCAGAAAGAGCATCACTAATAGTACAGCCAGGAATACAATTAAGAATACCAACAAACATACAAGGAGCTCTAGAATTATTCAGACAGGTTAATAGAACAAGATAATGGCAGGAGGAAATGGCAAGTCAGTTTCGCAATCAGTTGCTAATCAAATTGCAGCTAGGAAAGCAGTTATAGAAAAAAAAGTTGGAAGAACAAATGAAGATCTACTATACTTAAATTCAAAAACTGGATGGATAAAACTATCCTCATCAGTAAACACATTATCTCCAGGACAAATTTTACAATTAAGAGGTGGAATGGATCCTACTACTATTTTAGGAGATAATACAAAAGCAGGAACAAATATTCTTTTAGGAGGATTACTAGCACCAGATAGATCACTAAGACAAGGAATTGATACTACAGGAGCATATAATCAACAAGCAGCATATAACAATAGAAAAGATAGTACAGGAATAAGACCAATGCCTGGAATAACTTCTATGAATGTGAAATCTAAAAATACATACGGTACCTTAAGAGAAGCAGAAGTAAAGTTTATGTGCTGGACTTTAGAAGATTTTGAATTAATGGAGGAGTTATATCTTCGACCAGGGTATACGGTTCTTTTAGAATGGGGACATTCAATGTATATTAAGAATAATGGGGCTCTTCAAAAAGATGTACAAACAGTGCCTAATGGCTTTTTTTCCGATGGAATAAGGATGTCAAATATAGCAGCTTCAATTAAGGATATAAGAACATCGGCTGATAATAACTACGAGGGAATGATTGGTTATATCAAAAACTTCTCATGGAGTTACACACCTGATGGAGGATACGATTGCAGTGTTTCAATTATATCCCAAGGAGAAATACTAGAATCAATACAACTAAGATTTGACCCAGCGCAAAGAGGGGCTGTACTTGAGCCAAAAGACACAGAGACAGGAAAAGAGCAACGCAAGAGTATTTACCATTTTTTTATAAGCAAAATGTCTACTATTACAGATACTAGTTTTGATAGCTTTAAAATAAAAGAAGTATTAGGAACTCCTGGCAACGGTCTTCTTTCAGATCATGTAGGATACTTTCAAAGCGTAGAGTTAGACAATGGTTGGTTTTCTCTTGATACAGATACTCCAATGCATTGGATATCCTTAAGACTACTGTTTGACTTATTCAACACAGCAATATCGCCAATTGATACTACTAAACCAAAGGGAACTGTAGATAGAACACTTGTAAAGTTTAATACAGATTATGCAAAGTCAAGTACATTTCTCACAAGTCCTGAACATTTCTCAGTAGATCCGACAGTTTGTGTGCTAACTAAACCAGCAAATCTTACAACAGAAGATGTCATTACAGTAACATCTCCACATACTGGAACTCCACCTGTAGGAGACGTAGACGATGTTCTTAATATTTATATAACACTTCCATACTTAAAAACTATATTAGATGGAGTTTTAGATGAAAATGGAAAGCTTAATAAGAGTATGTTTGATATTACGGAAAACATTCTTGATGGAGTTAATACAGCTCTTGGAGGAATTAATGATTTAGGACTAGCTTACGACGAAGAAGATCAAGGAGGCACTTGGTCGGTAATAGACAGAAACAACACACCAGAAAACTCAGCATCACATCCAGTTTTTACTTTAGCGGGAATAGGGAGCGTATTCACCGATGTAGGGATCAGTAGTAAAATTAGTAACGAGATAGCATCACAAATATCTATTGCAGCACAAGGAAGTGCTTCTGGTACAAATGAGTATATAGAAAACATATTAAGGTGGAATACAGGAATAATAGATAGGCTAAAAGTAACAAAAACTACAGTAGATAGTGAGGCAGTAAAGACAGCCGCTGATGCAAAAAAAGAACAAGAGGAGAGAGCAGCTACATGGCTAGCAGATGTGGTAGAAGTATTTGGTAAATTTAACTCAAATAGTGGATACAAAAAAGAAGACATGGAATCCATTAAAACTATGCATGCTGAATGGACTATTCAAAATGTAGTAAAAAAATACAGAACCCAAAACAAAGCAGCAATGCCAGGACTGGTTCCTGTAGAACTTTCATTTAAGTTAGATGGAATAGGTGGATTTATAATAGGACAGGCGTTTAAAATAGGAGCAGGAATACTTCCAAGTAAGTACCAAGATAAATTTGGATATATAATAACAGGACTTGAACATAGCATAGATTCTAAAAATACTTGGGAAACTTCTGTTACAACACAATTCTACTCAACGGAACTTCCTGGAGCTGACGAAGTGCAAGCAGCAGGACAACCACCTGGCGTAACTAAAAGACAAGTAGCTAATGCAAATCAAAATCAGCAAAGACAGGGTATTAATGCTAGTACAACAAAAGGAGGTACTTCAAGAATAATAAATGGGGTTCTTTACAAAAACGGACAAATACCAGAGGATAAGCTGCGATATTTAACAAATTGGAAAAAATATGTAGGTGGTAACCAAAGTGACAATGGTCGCCTTCGCATGTACCTTGATGCATCTTTAGCAGCTGATAAACTAATTGCAGCAGCTGAAGCAAACACAGAGAATGGAAAACCAGCACCAATTAAATTTAAAGTAAACTCATGCTACAGAACTCTCGAAGATCAAGAACGAGTAAAACAGCAATACGGAAAACTAGCAGCAGCTCCAGGAAGATCTAATCACGGATTTGGATTAGCAATAGATTTTGCTTATGGATCTGGTGCAAAACTTACACCATCAACTCCACAGTATAAATGGCTACAGGCAAATGCTGCAAAGTATGGATTTAAGAGACTGCCATACAATCCAAAAAATCCAGAATCTTGGGAAGCTTGGCATTGGGAATATCAAATTTAATAAACAACAGAAAGTATGCGCCAGTATTATCCAGAAGTAAAATACACTAAACCACAATCTGCAGGACCAGGAGAGTTTGTAGAAGCACAAACACAACAATACTATAAAGGACTTTACGTAAAAACATCAGATAACAAATACTTTGCAGGTAGTTCTCCAATAGATACAGGTATAGAATTAGAAAAAGTAAAGGATCATGCAAATGGTCTTGATGAGGGCATTCCATTTATATTTGGGATACTAGCAGGCTCTGTAGGAGGGTTTTTTGCAAAGAAGCTAACTAAAAGTGAAAGAGAAAACGGAATAGCAAAAAGATATTTTGTACAAGATAGAAATGACAACAAAATCCTTGAAACAGATAAAACAACTTACTTACAGACTAAAAAACAAGTTGCTAATAGAAACTTCTTAGAAGTAGACTGGATAATAAAAGGACCAGCCGAAGATAAAATGTTTGGAAACTATCCATTTGAGGGAGCTGAATCCAAAAACAAAAAAGCAATACAAGCACTAGAATCGCAAATGAAAGGAATATCAACCTTCATAACAGATTATAAGTACTTAGTAGAAGAGCCAGTACTAGCACAACAACAGCAGCTAACATCGCAAAGTTTTACTGAACAAGATGCTGACACTCAGTTACAAAATGATAGAAAAGCAAACTTCGACCTAAGAAAATAAAAGACAACAACGCTTGCACACGCAAGTGTTTTTTCGTATATTATAAAAAAAGGTTATAAGATATGTTCTATATTATAGAAACACAAGAGCAAATACAATTGCTAAAAAATTTAGGTAGAAAAGGGGGGTATGTAGAGGTTATTTCTTCAAATGATAACTATCACCCACTTCTTACACATACAGTAGCAGTTTACCTAAGACCTTTAGATCACCACGAAGGATACATCATTCCAGTAAATCATGATGAAGGATTAAACTTGAGCAAAGATTGTGTCTACGACATCTTAAAGCAGTACACCACACTTTATACGTTTGATAAGAAACAGTTGATGTATCACTTTATATTACCGTGCGTAACAGATCTATCATTATTGTATTGCATGACTCATTACAATAAGCTAGAACTTGCAAGATCAAACTCAACTTGTAATTGGTATTACAATCGTTTTCACGAATTCAAACAGATCAATACAATTATTCCAATATCAAAACTATTTGAAAGATGTGAGGAAAATTACAAAGCTATAAATCGTATATTGCAATATGCAATACCAAACGGATTTGACTTCTATAATAAAACAGCAACATCAGTTTTCTTTATGATTGAGAGAGCTGGATTAAAAATAATTTATACACAATTTTTACAACTTTTTAAACCAAATAATGAAGCGTATAATATTGAAGATAATATTGCATACACATCGTATAATTTATATAATACAACATCTCGTCCGACAAATGCTTTTAATTCCATAAACTTTGCAGCAATTCCCAAAGCTCCAGAATTTAGAAAAGCAATCATTCCTCAAAACGATGTATTTGTTGAAATGGATTTTGACGGTTATCACCTTCGCCTTTTATGTGAGCAAATAGGATACGAACTAACAGATGAATCAGCTCATGTACAATTGGCAAGACTTTACTTTGGAAAAGATGAAATAGCTGAAGAGGAGTATGCAAAAGCAAAACAAATAAACTTTCATGCCATTTATGGAAAGATTCCACCAGAGTATGCTTTTCTTGAGGTGTTTGATAAAATAGAAAAGTATATTGCAATGCTTTGGAAGCAATTTAAAGAACAAGGATACATAGAAGATCCAATATCAGGTAAAAGGTTTACCCAAGAACTTCCAGACATGCATCCACAAAAGTTAATGAACTATATGATGCAAAGCTTGGAAACTAGCAGAAATATCCTTATATTAAAGGATGTGCTAATGTTTCTTCAAGATAAGAAAAGCAAGTTGGTACTCTATACTTATGATGCTGTGATCTTTGATTTCGACAAAGAAGACGGAAAAGACACGTTAGAATCGTTAGAACAGATAATGAACCAAGGAGGAAAGTATCCTATAAAATTCAAATACAGTAACAATTTAGTTTTGTAAAATAAAAACATATTTATAAATGACCCAAAGCAGCTCATATACGCCACAATTCGATTATGATATCGAATACGATTACAAAGATACAGGAATGTCAAATAAATTATTTTGTACCTTCTCCTCAGAACAACAACTAGACGGGATTTTAAGTACAATACAAACTAAATACAAGATCATTTATAATAAAATTTTTGTTCTCTATTCAAAGAGCCAAGACGAATATATTTGTACCTATAACGTAGAATTTGGAAACGTATCTAATTTTTTAGATAATACCATTCTAGTACATAGAAAAAAAGAATCAAACACTCTATACACAATCAATTCTCTCAATAGACTTATCGAGTCTTTGAATGGAGGGGTATTGGATACAAACTTCAAAGTAGATTGGGTTGATTATCAAAACTGCATCTTATTAACAAAGGGCAATGAGCTAAAGAGAGTTAACACAAAATTATTTAGAATAATAGAACTATAAACAAATGGAATCATTCGATATAGCAAAATGGAAGAAAAACTTCCTAAACGAAAATACACAAGAAAAATACCAAGTAGTATTTCATGATTACGATGGAGATGATATTCTATATACTGAAAGGTTCTTCGATACTGAAATGGAAGCTGATAAATTTGCTCAAGAATATGAATCTGATGAACAAGTAGAAGTTTACAGAGATGGTGATTATAGATATGAAACTAGATATAGATACTACAATCCCGAAGACAAGGAATCATACTTTGGATATCATATAGAAAAAGTTTAAGATAAAGTTGGAATACTGAATTATTATTCCTATCTTATATAAATAAAAGTTTTAATTAAAATCAGTTACACTATGGACTTAAACGCTATCAAAAACAAGCTAGCAGCTCTAAACAGCACCGGAAACCAAGACCGTGAAAAGGTTGACTTCGATAAGATTTATTGGAGACCAGCAAACGGAAAATCAACAATTCGTATCGTTCCTTCAGCATTTAATGCTGCAGATCCTTTCACAGAGTTGAAACTACATTACAACATAGGCAAATTTCCTATGATGTCCCTTTCCAATTATGGAAAACAAGATCCAATTGAAGAATTTGTAAAAGAACTAAGAAAAACATCCGATAAAGATAATTGGTCTTTGTCAGGAAAGTTATCTCCTAAGTCAAGATTCTTTGCTCCTGTTGTTGTAAGAGGAGAAGAAGAAAAAGGAGTTCGTCTTTGGTCATTCGGAGTAAACATCTACAAAGCATTACTTGCTTTAGCAGAAGATGAGGACATTGGAGATTTTACAGATGTAATGAGTGGATGGGATATGGTTGTAGAAAATACACCAGCTGCAGGACCAGGTCAGTTCCCAAGCACTACGGTTCGTATCAAACCAAAACAAACAGTTCTATCAGAAGACGATAGTCAAGTAAACTCTTGGTTAAAGGATCAACCAAATGCGTTAGAAGTACAAACTCAGTACGACTATGAATTTATCAAGAAAAAATTACAAGAGTACTTGAATCCAGGAGAAGAAGTTGCTGAAGCACCTGCAACTCCAACGGAAGCAATTGCACCTGCAGTTGAACCAACACTACCACCAGCTTTAGGAAGTAACAAAACAGACTTCACCCTAGAGACTGCAACAGCAGGAAACAAAAGTACAGTTAATAAATTTGACGATTTATTTAACTAAAAATGGCTAAACTAAAAAACACAACACAAACCGCTAGCGATATAATCAAAGGCGGTTTTAGTTTGGACAACTTTAAGAAAAACAAAGGATTCTCAAATACTTCAGTAAAGTTTAAGAGTCAAGATTGGATTAAAGTATCGGATGCATTCTCAGAAGTAACATCTCTCAAAGGAATTCCTATGGGACATATTACACTACTAAGAGGACATTCGGATACAGGAAAGACAACTTTGCTACTAGAAGCTGCAGTTCAAGCACAGAAAAGACAAATTCTTCCAGTATTCATTATTACTGAGATGAAATGGTCTTGGCCACATGCTCAAATGATGGGTCTTGAGGTTCAAGAAGTAGTTGACGAGGACACAGGAGAAATAACTGACTACAAAGGATTTTTCTTATATGCAGATAGAGGAACTCTAAACACCATAGAAGACGTAGCAGTTTATATCCTAGACTTAATCGATGAGCAAAAGAAAGGAAATCTTCCTTACGATTTATGTTTCTTCTGGGATTCAGTTGGATCAGTTCCATGTGACTTATCTGTAAGATCAAACAAGAACAACAACGAATGGAATGCTGGAGCAATGTCAACTCAATTTGGAAATAACGTAAACCAAAAAATTATGTTATCAAGAAAAGAAGCAAGCAAGTACACCAACACTCTAGTAGCAATTAACAAAGTTTGGACTGCAAAACCTGAACATCCAATGGGACAACCTCGTTTGGAAAATAAAGGAGGAAAAACAATGTGGTATGACTCAACAGTTATTATAACATTCGGAAACATCACAAACTCAGGAACAAGTAAGATCAAAGCTGTAAATAAAGGTAAGGAGTTTGAATTTGCTAAAAGAACTAAAGTTCAGATAGAAAAGAACCACATCGATGGTATTCAATCAAGAGGAGCAATCATTATGACCAGTCATGGATTTATTGCAGACGATAAGAAAGCAATTGACACATATAAGGATACTCATAAGAACTCTTGGGCAAGTACATTAGGATCTACAGACTTTACAGTAATGGTAGAAGCAGATGTAGAAGAGGATACAACTAACCTAGAAGCACTCGATGAGTAATTATTTAGATATCCTAAATAAAATTGAACAAAAACCAGACAGAAAACTAAACGACCATGTTTTAATTGTAGACAGTATGAATACCTTTATAAGGTCATTCGCAATGCTACAGTCAATGAATCCACAAGGCCACCACACAGGTGGTCTCGTTGGCTTCTTAAGGTCCTTGGGGTTCTTAACCAGAACAATTGATCCTACTAGAATCATTTGCGTATTTGATGGACAAGCATCTTCCTCAAGTAGAAAGAGCATTAATCCAGAATACAAGGCAACTAGAAACATAAAGAGGATTACAAATTGGGAATTGTTCGATGATAAAGACGATGAGTTTGCTTCAATGACAATGCAAATGCATAGATTGGTA